CAACAATCTGCCTTATGCCGCTGTTTGGAATGAACGGGACGGGATAATTGATAAAAACGTGGCACGGATTGAGCGCAATGTCCGGGAGGCGGTTAGATGAGCGTCAAGATTGACCAGGCGTTAATCAGCGCGTTTATCGATGCCTCTTTCGGGCTGCCAATAGCCCACGAAAACGGGACATATGATCCTCAGCCCGGCACGGATTATGCCGAACTGCTTGTGCTGCAAAATAATATAACCCCGCTCAATCTATCCAGCAGCAACGAAACAGACGGGATATTCCGGGTGATTTTAAGATACCCAGCCGGAGAGCTTGCAATAACGTCAAAGACCATGGCCGACACGATCTTTGCAAATTTCGGGATCGGGCAACGGTTGAGCTATTCGGGCGTAAAAGTAACGATCATGAGCAACCAGCGAGGACCGGGAGTCAATGAGGACAGCTGGTACAAGATGGTTTTAACGATGAGTTACCGGGCATTTTTGGCCCGCTGAAATGGGCATAGGCCCGCAACCAAAGCCCATACAGGGCGCAAATTAAAGAGGTGTTATTATGCCAGATATTACAATATCAGTTGGGACTGAGGTCTATGTATCAGCAAACGTCCCGGCAACTTATGATACCGCCGGTTACGAGGCGTTGGCGTGGACTGAGATCGGTGAGGTTGGCAGCATCCCGGAATTTGGCGGGACGGCCACCGTGACGGAGTTCATCCCGATCAAAACCGGTGTGGTCAACAAGAAAAAGGGTTCGATCAATTACGGGGATATTACAATCCCTCTAGCCCAGGTTCTTTCTGATGTCGGGCAAATTGCTTTGCAGTCTGGTTTTGACGGGGCGAACAAGAATGAGGCCCATTCCGTCAAGCTGGTCAATTCCGAGTTCGGCACGATCTACTTTACCGCCGAAGTTTCCGGGTTCACTTACAACTACGGGGATGCGAACGCAATCACGCAGAACAGCGCGTCCTTTGCGATCAAAACCAAGCCCGTTGTTGATACCGATATCGTCACCGTGACCTATGCCGCCGGGGCAAACGGCGCGGTTTATGGCGATCTGGTCCAGACCATCCCCAGCGGCGAAGACACCACCGCCGTATTTGCCGCCCCAACCAATCCTGTTACCCATGAGTTTTTTGAATGGTCCGAGGACAGCAGCACCGACAACCCCAGGACTGACACGAGTGTGGCATCTGACGCAACTTTTACCGCGACATTTGCAGCCCTGTAAAGAGTTTCCGGCTCCCCTCCTTAGCCGGGCGGGGGCTGATAGGGTCGCTGTCCCCTTGATGCCCCCGTTTTTCCTAATCCGACAGCGAATTTCGACAGCGAGTGATCTATGAATATTAATCAGTTTAACACCACAGACGCATGTAATGTCCCGACCCGGTTATCTCTCAAAGACCCTTTTTCTGAGGAGGTAATAAAAGACGAAGCTGGGAAACCCCTGGATGTTTTTGTCTACGGGATGCAGTCCGACGTTTTCCGGAATGCTAAAAAAGCACGGGATCGGAAGTATGGCAAAGAGGACAAACTTGACGAAGAGCAAGCCGAACTAGCCGGGGCCGAAATGCTGGCCGCGATCACTCAGGGATGGTCCGGCAATTGGGAAGAAGACGGGGAGCCGCTGGCTTATAACAAAGCCAACGCGATCCGCATATATATTGAACAGGACTGGATTGCAAAACAGGTTCTAACCCATGCTTGCCAGTTGAGGAACTACGACCCAAAGCGCTTAAAAGGGTCCGGGTCTGGGTCCGGCAGCTCGGCTGGCTCCACTCGGTCCCAGAAGGGCAAGAAAAAAGTCGAGGAGAACTCTTAAAAGGTTCGCCAGGGGCGGCTCAAGTTGAACTTGAATGGGGCAATCATCTTATCGAATCCCTGCTTGAGTTCGGCCCTTCCGCCCCCGGCTTTAGCGGCCCGGTCCCCGTCAGTTTCGGTGAAATTGAATCATGGGCCAGAATGACTAATACCGAAATACCCGGCTATGAAGCCATTTTGCTAAGGAATTTGAGCAAGGAATATTGTTCGGAATATCACGAAGGGCGGGACAAGGCAAGAGTTAATCCGGGTATCTCCGAAGAAGAACGGCGCAAGCAAAACGCTAAATCTTTCGGGAAGCTTGTCAAACACTTACAGGCGGCTAAATGACCGATATAACCAGAGTATCATTAGCGGTTGACAGCCGACAGGTCAGACAGGCGAATCAAGACCTGGGCGCGATGCAAAAGCAGGGCCAAAAGGCCCAGTCTGCCGTTGCGATGCTTGGTCGTAGTATGCTCGGTCTTGCAGCCGGTGCCGCCGCCGTTAAAGGAGTGTCTGATGCAATCCGGGCGGCTGCGAAATTCGAGACCGGCCTTGTCGGGGTTGCCAAAACCACCGGCATGGCCGGGGCCGAACTGGACAGCTTCGCCGACCGGATCGACAAACTCTCAAATAGAATCCCCGTTACAACCTCCGAGCTTTTAGAGCTATCTCAAGCCGCCGGGCAGATGGGCGTTACCGGCTCGGATAATATCGAGAAATTCGCCACCGTTATCGCAAAACTAGGGCGGGCGTCAGATTTGGCCGGGGAAGAGGGAGCTAAATCTCTGGCTCGAATCCTCAACGTAACCGGGGAGGCGGTCAGCAATATCGATGTGCTTGGTAGTGTTATTGTATCGCTGGGCAACAACGTGGCCGCGACTGAATCAGAGATTGCCCGGATGACAACCGAAGTCGCAAGGGCAACTTCCGCCTTTGGTGTCGGATCGGCTCAAGCCGCTGCAATGGCCGCTGCAATGTCGGCAATCGGGATCAGGGCCGAGCTTGGCGGTTCGTCGGTCGGGCGGGCCATGCAGGAAATAACCTCGCGTGTCCAGGCCGGCGGAGATGAGTTGCAAGAGTTTGCCGACGTTCTAGGGCTTAATGCTGACAATCTTGCCAAGGTGTTCAAAGAGGATAAAGTCAAAGCCTTTCAGATATTCCTTGAAGGAGTCGGGCGGCTTGGCCTTGATGCCGGTAACGCTTTAAAGGACGTCAATCTCGGCGGACAGGAAATAGTAAAAACCATTGTTCCCCTTGCAAACAACATGGAGATTTTTGAGCAGACTTTAGCTTTGGCAAATGCGGAGGTTGAAAACGCTACGGCTCTTGACCGTGAGTTTGACGCTACCTTGAAAACCCTCGATTCCCAGTGGACTGTCACTACCAATATTATATCAAGCTTCTCCCGTGGTTTGGCCTCAGAATTTACCCCTGCTTTAACATCCGCTCTTAGCAAGTTCAATGAGCTGGTGGCGACTGGGCAAATTGACATTACAACCAATATCGAGCGCACCGCCTCGGCCCTGACTCATCTTGGTAGGGTGGCGGCTGTTGGTGGGGCTTTGGCAGTGATGCCCGCAGTTATCAGGATGTCACAGTCAGCAATCGGCGGGCTGCAAATGTCCATTGCTTTGGCAAAGCTTGAGATGGCGCACGGGACGAAAGCCATCACGCTGATGAACAGGAGCCTATGGGGTACATCCCTAGCCGCTACCTCTGCCGCTGGTAAAATTGGCAAGCTTAAAATAGCCTCGGGCGTTTTATTTGCGGCCTTTTCGGGATGGGAATTAGGCACATACCTGGCGGAGAGGTTCGAGTCGGTTCGTCTGGCCGGAGTCCTTATGATGGACAGCCTTATCAGTGGCTGGTTGCACGTTGAATATGCCGCGAAACTGACCTGGGCGGCGGTAAGCTTTGCTTTTGAAACAACCGTAAATTACATGAAAAGGTTGCTTGGCGACTTTATCGGCGAAGCTGGGCAGAAGTTGGCAAAAGTGCCAGGGATGAAAGGTCTTTCTGCAACCCTGTCCCAATACGCTATTGGTTTACATGCATCGATAACGGATGTCGATTCGTTCAGCAAAAGTCACGAAAAACTACAATCGGAACTTAAAGGGAACCTTGAGACCCACAACATTATCATCGAAGCAATGATGAGGGAAGCCGTGGTAACAAAGGCGGCGACGAAAGAAACAAAAGACAACACTGATGCCAAAAAAGAACTTGCCCTGCAACTGTATGAACTCCAAAAGCAGGCCGACCCGGCTTATGAAAAAATA